CACCGCGCCCGTCGCACCGCAATCCCGTGTTACCGGCCGGGAGTCAGTCCTCGATGTGCTTGGTCTCGCCAGCGCCGCGATGGTACTCATCGGTGCCCCTTGCAACGCCATACGTCTCACAGGTGTCGACGCGGCCGCCGGAGCCGAATCTCACGCGTGATGTGAAAACTTAGGACGACGACGCTGATCGTATCGCCGTCGACGATGTCGACGGTTCGCGCTCGGTACTCGTATATCGTCCAGAAGGGTTAGCCGCTCGTCTCGTCGACTACGTGATTTGAGGGGTCCCATTGATCGGGGACGTACGCGTTCCCACTCTCGTCGACGGGACGCTCGTCCGGGTGGTTTTTATACCACTTTCGAACCTTGGCGACGGTGACGGCGCCGGCTGGAGACTTGACGATGATCGCCTCGCCCTCATCGGCGCCGATGATCGCCGGCTCGACGTCGCCGAAGATCGTCTCGGCGTCTGCCTTGTCCGTGACCGGAATCCGCCCTCGAACAACTCGGTCGCCGGTCTCTTCCTCGATCCGGTCCGAGACGCGGTACTCCGTTCCGCGCGCGTCTCCGGCGATCCGTTCGTCATTTGACGCGGGAGTCTTCTCGAGGACGTCCTCGACCACGGAGCTCGGAGCCGCGTCGCCGGGAGGCCCGGCGCCGCCCGGCTCGCCACCGGGCTCCGCCGGCTGCCCCTCCGGGTGGTGGATCCGCGCCTCGTACTCGACGACGTACGCGACGTCGAACGTCATAGTACCGCCCTCCGTGGACCAGCCAGTTGACTCAAGTAGTCGATCTCGAGTTCGGAGAGGTCACGGGACCACCGAGCGGCGACAGCGATGTCCGAATTTGCGAAATAGTCACTCGGTGGCGTTTTTGCGCCGATGTGGAAACCGGCGCTTGCGGTTCTGTACCCCGTTATTTCCTGCGACTGGACGAGGTCTCCGTTCACCCATACCTCGGCGTCATCGGTGTCTTTTCGGCGTTGGAAAACGCCGGCGAACCACTCGCCCTCATCCGGCTCGTAACTCCATTCTGACAATCGAGCGTAATCGCCTTTGTAGTTTGTTAGATACTCGAAGGAGCCGTCTCCATCGACCCAGAACACTTCACCCCCATTATCTCGATTCCCCATAATCTGGGGAGTCGACAACTTATCGTGAACTCTCGTGATTATAAACATCGCCTTTGGCCCGGCGTAACTGAGTGAGTCTTCGACGGCGAAGCAGTCGTCCGTTCCGTCGAGCGCGACGGCGTCGAAAGATCTCGTACCATCGACACCGATGGTCGGACCGCCCGCCGCCACGGCGTTTCTGCCGTTTCCTGATTTGTCCTCGACTTCGTCCCGCTGGTTATCGTAGTATCGGGGGGAGAAGTCGAACCAAGCCTCGAGTCCGCGCGCGAGTTCGATTTGTGGATTGCTCATATTAGTTTAGCACCTCCGGTAGGGGTTCGACGATTACTTGACCGACCTCGATCGTCTCCGCCGCCGCGATGTCCGCTTCCTGGTTGAGCTGGACAATTGGCCGGTAGTCGTTGTTCTGATCAAAGCTGATCGACTGCTCGAGAGAGCCGTCGACTAATAGGACGCCCTCCGAGCCCTCGTACTCGATCGTAATGTCGTGGGTCTCCGACCAGTTGATCGCGACACTACCGCTCGAGAACGTAGCGTTCCTGTCGATCGTTCGCGCGAGCGTGTATTCGCCGGCCCCGTCTTCGCGGAAGTATAGACCGTCGCCGTTCTTCTCCGGCGAGACCGACGCGTCGGCGATCGATGAGAACCCGAGACGGAATCCGTTGTCTTCGGGTGCGTTCGCGGTGAACGAGACGTTCTTAAACGTGATTCGAAAACCGCCGAGGGACTCGTAGGTCGCGAGGACGCTCGCGACGAAGCCGCCGTAGTCGTCGGCGCCGCCGCTTCCGTCGTGCTCGACGTGGAGCCGCCGAGGTCGACCGACGAGGTCGTACGTCCAGACCGAGTTCCCGCCGTCTTTCGACGTCCAGTTTCCGACGTCCGCGAGCGTTTCGTACTCCCAAGAAAGGAGCGCGTTGGTTCGCGAGAAGCGGCCGAGCGGCGCCTCGAGCGCGTGCCCGTACGCGCCGCCGCCGCCGTCGAGGATCCGCTCGAGGAAGACCGCCGGGATCGTCCCGGATTTGAGTAGCGTCAGGAGACTCCGATCGCTCACGGTTGCTTGATCGTCGATCGGCGCCTCGGAGTAGACTCCCCGAGTCGCGTTTGCCGGAAGTTCTAACGGCCCGGTCGCAATCGACGATGTCGGGACTAGTTCTCCGGACTCGTATGTGAACGGCCTGATGATCGGTCGGAGATCCTCGACGAGAGTCGCCGTCACGAGATCGTCTTCGACACGAACTCTTGCGAGCCGGACGTACGGCGTTTCTTCGCCGAGGTTTTGCTCGAGGTCGCGGACGACCGAGTCCGCTTCCTCGCGCGCCGCGTGGAGGTCGTCGGAGTAAACCGCGTCGGGGTCCCATCCCGCGACGATTGTATACAGGCCAGCGTCGTCGGACGAGTCGCTCGGGAGGTCGATCGTCTCGGAGACGTCGGTCGCGAACCATCCGTCGACGAATCCCTCGCCGGGAGCGACGGCCGCCTGCGGCGGGTCGTTCGACGTCGTCACCTCGAACTCGCTGAGGGCGCTCTCATCGAGGTCGTTCCACCGGAGAGCCGACCGCGTCGGCTCGTTTCGGTCGACGATGTACGGCGCCGGTACGCCGCCCATCTCGCCGTACTCCATATTTCTGACGTGCGATCCTTGCGCTCCTGGTGATGCTCTATCTGTCATAAGTTAATCACACCTCGGTCGCGTCGTTGTATACGATTTCGATCTGGATCGTTACCGCGTACTCCTGCGTCTTCGGATCGAGCCGATTCTCGGGGTCCGAAAGGAGGACGCG